GTCTTCTTCGCGGAACACACGGCTCCACTCATCGGCGCGTTGGTCATAAACACCATCGAAACATTCGTTCAGGATTGGTTCAACAATCGAACGAAAGTCCGTACTTCTCATTGGAGCGGCCATTTTTTATGCCTCCTTATTAAGCAATAGCGGTGACAGCACCGAAGAATTGCGAGTTAGCAACAACGACGCGCACGATTGTGTACGAGTCACCCCAAGCATTGTCCACGTAGGGAGCCAAGTCAACAACGCGCAACTGACCTTGGACGCCATTGCCGACGGCAGTAGCAGAGCCCAGAGTGGCTTGCGACAAGCCGGTGGTGGTGGAGCCAGCGGTGATGTTGGTGAAGTTGTACTCGTTACCGATAGTGGTTTGAGCCATAGAGCCATCAGCTTGGATTTCATAAACGATGTTTTGGTCGTTGTAGAAATAAGCTACGCAAGTACCGGCGGTGTACGCGGTATTTGCAGGCCAGTAGTTGGACACGCGAGCGCGGCCAGTGGTGTCAGTCCATTGCACGCCTGCAAAAGCGCCAGCGATAGCGCCGGTTGCTGCTGCTGCGATGATGGTGCCGATGGTGCCACTATTTGCGGTCGTACCGTATTGAACGGGTTGACCTTTCAGGATGTTCGAGGCGTAGCCCGAAACGATACCGCCAGCAAGCGCCTGTGCGCGATCCAGACCAGAAGGATGGAACGCAGGACGCAAGCCAAACGGAGCAGAGGTAGAACTCATAGGAAACTCCTTTTGTTAACCGGAAAACACCGGTGCTTTGGTTGCATGTTGATCATACTTTCCAAGACCTTCGCCCTCGACGTTTACCAGCGATTTTCCGTTGCTGTCACGCTGACCTTGCAAACTCTCAATCTGCACACGAATCTTGTCAGCTTCGTCACGAGGTTTCTCGTGGTGCTGATAGAGCATGGCTTCTTGGAAAATTTCCATGGGGAGCTTGAACAGCAACATTTCGTTGCAGGAAACATACCCAACATGCTCACCTGACTTCACGCGATAGTCTTCATAGCCGGGTAACTCTTCAGATTTAACTGGAACGTACCCAAGGCGAATCCGCTTGTCGATGGAGTCGTAGCTGTTGGTTGTCGAAAGCCAGCAAAGGTGCCACCCATCAATGTTGGGCAGTTTTGGCAAGGCTGATTGCGTCCATTCCTCACTCCACATCTTGCGACGTTCCTGTGTCGAAATGAACTTTTCTTCGGGTGCTGCGTGGCTTGCTTCCCCGTTGGTACGGTCTTGGCGACCAGCAGCATTCAAAGATTTTTTGAGACGTGATTCAGTCATATTAGGTTCTCCAAGTATTAGTTGCGACGAGCGTTTTCACGGTCGTATTTGATGAAATTGTTGATCATGGCTTGCTTGCGTGTCGGGTTGTCCCACGCACCTACTTCTTTCATCGCCTTCACTCGCTCGGGCGACAAAACAAATTGGGTGCGGTTATTACCACCAAACGCGGCTGATGCCTCACGACCTGAACTTCCCACTACGTTCCTCGGTTTCCTAACAGTGGAATCACTGCCTGATGTGTCATTGTAGCGATGTGGCAACGCTTTTTGCAAGCGGCTGTCCAATTCGGCCCAATAATCAGGATCAGAGGGGTTCCAACCTTCGGTAGAGAGCAGCTCATCGACCTTTTTGGCGATCCGGCTGTCTTGATCAGAAGTGTCTGGCTTGTACCAGCTATTGCGTTTCATCCAGTCGGCCGCATTGCGCTGCACACTGGCGTCGATCACGGGAATTTCGGGCGGTGGGGCCTGAATTTCACGCTCGGCTTGGTTCTTGGACTGCTTGAGCTGGTTGACTGCGGCCTGAGCCTCGTTCCATGCTTCTTGTGCCTGCACCATAGCGTCGCCATCACCGGCACGGACGGCCTCGGACAGCTTCATTTTGAAGTATTCCAAGCGCACGTTCTGGTCGTCGATCATCTTTTCGATGCGGGAGACCTGACCTTGCTTAGTTTCGCGCTCGACGTGGGACAAGCGGCGCTTGAATTCCTCGTTTTCACGCTGCAACTGCTGCAAGCGCACGTCCTTTTCCTCATTCGTCTTGCGAATCAGGTCTTTTTTGGCGCGGCGGCGGGCACGTTTGGCGGATCGGACGGCTTCGGAGTCGTCTGGGTGGTCTTCTTCCTCCCCTGCAACGTCCCCACCATCGCGTTTTGCGGGGGTTTCCTGCGCTTCGGGGGCGTCGGTAGTACCTTCGTCGTCCGCCAGCATACTTTCGGGCAAATCGACCACTGCGGAGCCGTCTTGGCCCTCGGAAATGGTCAATGTTGCGTCATCTTGTTCAGTTTTTGTAGCCATGGTAGCTCCTTAGACGTAGGCTTTGAACGAAAGCGGGTCATCAGTGACCTTAGCAATCAGTTCGTGGTCGTTCAGGGTCATGAAAAGCACTGGGTCTTCACCCTCTGCCGCGCCGGGTGCATTGCGCTCCCAGCGATCACCACCCCACTTGGGCACGCGAACGTAGTCACCTACTTCTGCCCAGCTACCTTCAGCCCATGGCTGCATGGTGTCGCGGTTTTTGAAGGCCAGAGGGCCGATCGCAACCACTTTACCAATCATGTTCTGCCACTTTTCGGTCTCTTTGGTCTCAGAGACCAAAATGATCCGACTGCCAGTTGCAGTTTGCTTAATACGGCGTAGTTGAACGATCACGCGGCCACCGTATGGGTGTTGACCCGGACTTACGTCAGGGAAAGCCCATGCCAGTTCTTGCGGATCGGATACGCCAGCCTCTCCCGAGATTGTCGGGATTTTCTCTTTGTCACTCATACTAACACTCCTAAAACACCATATTGCAGGTGCATCGTTAAAGCACTTTTCAGTGCGGCCTCAGTCCCGGAGTGGGACTTAATCTTGGTTCTTTTCTTCTTCTAGCATGCGGTCGATGGAGTCCAGTACAAATTGCAATCCTTGTACCTCACCAACCAGCCGCTGATACGACTCCCAGTTGTGTGCATGCCCCGAAGCAAGGGACATCGCCACCTCTGATTGCCGTAGTTTGATCACATGGATGACCGATGCGATCATTTTTTCTTTGCGTGGGCCAATCCGCCTTTGGGTTGAGCGGCGTTGCCGGTTGGCTTCATGGTCTGGCCGGTGATCTTCTCACCCATTGCCAGACGTTTGTGCTGAGGCACTTCAATGCCCTTTTGTTGCTGATCACTGGTTGCCATTCGGGGCTCCTTGGGGTTGTGCAGCGGGTGCTGCGGGTGGTTGCATAGCCGCCGTTATCAGGTGCTTTTGCATATCGGTTTGCTGTGCGCCCTGATCACTGATTGCTTGTCCAGTGATTTTAGCGTTTTCAATCTCGACCTTGGTCTTGTTGTCGTCGGCATGCTTGGCGATGTCCGCTTGCAGCTTCTGGCCGTCAAAGGCAAGGCGGGCCTGATCAGCTTGGGCTTTGCGCTGGGTCTCAGCCATGCTGGTGTCCTTGACCACTTGGGCATCGGGCGGCAGTTGCTGGGCACCTTGCTGGCGCTTCTGAGCCATTTGGATCAGTTGCTGGAACGCTGGCGCAAACTGCTGGAACACCTGCTGAGTGTCCAGAGCGACGTGAGCGCCCACGGTCGTGTACAACTGGTCGATGGTGCCGGTCAGGCGAGGATCGTCGTAGTCGTCCACCGGCTTGCCACCACGGGACTCGGCCACATAGCCATTGCTGCGGTTCAAGTACCACAGGGTCATGTGCTGCTTCAAGTGCTCAATCAGGTGGTTCAGGTAGTTGGGGTCTGCGAACGGCGACTGGCCCAAGAATGGGTTCATGCCGAACTGCAAGTGATCTTGAATGTGGGCGATGTGATCCTGCTGCATGTAGGCATAGGCAGGCTGGCCGATCAACATGGCAGCGTTCTCGTCGGCGCTGGTGCGTTGTTCGGGCGCTGGCACGTCCTTCATCAGCTCATTGATGTTGGGGATTTTCATTTGCTTGAGCGAGCGGCTCAAGACTGCGTTCATGTCGAACTGGTCTGGGTGCTTGTCCGCCAGCGCCAGCACAGCCTGCATCTGGGCCATGCGCTGTGTCTCGGAGAAGATGTGCGGGTCGGAAACCGGGATGACATCGGTGTTCTTTTGGAAGTCATCGCGGTGAATTTCCAAGTCGGCCACGATGTCGCCCTTGCGCATTTCGTCGAAGTGCCAACGGTTCAACCGGCAGAGAATCTTGAGCACGCGGGCTTGGGACTCATGCAAGCGGGCATGGATCGATGAGAACACCGCCGCGCCTTGCTCAATCAGGGCTTGGGTGGTGCCCACGGGGGCATTGGCGTTCACGTCCGCGATCTTCTCTTCGCTGGTCGATACCACGCCCTTGGCAGCGGTGTCCAGCCAGCCCAGCAGCTCAAACAAAACTGGACTGGGTGGGTTGAACGGCATGGGCATG